CTCCAAGGGCATCCAGCGGGATGAAATCACCCTGCTCATTTTTGGTATAGGTCTCTAATTTATGGATCTGCATTGCTTCAGGATGATAGGATCACCGCCGTTGAAAATTTTCAGTTTGAAGTGAACAAGAAAAAGGTGCTGACCACTTTCACGGTGATCAGCATTTTTGGCCCCATTTTTACGGAAATGGAGGTGGAAACCTGATGTATGAAAATATCACCTATGCGCTGTTGCTGAACCGGATGCTGGAAAAGGCCCTGTCCATCAACAACAATCTTGATACCCGTGAAGGTTCTCTGGTGTGGCTTGGCAACGCCCCCGCCGCCGTGGAACTTCAAAACCTGTATATCCAGCTTGATACCGTTCTGAATGAAACCTTTGCGGACACAGCAAGCCGGGATTACCTGATTTTGAGAGCGGCAGAACGGGGCCTTTCCCCTTATGCGGCCACCCCCGCTGTGCTGGAACTGTCCATCACGCCAACTTCTTTGTACTTGCCGATGAACACCCGGTTTTCTATTGGGGATTTGAACTACTATGTTTCCGCAGACCGGGGGAATGGAAAGTATGAAATCACCTGTGAAACAACGGGAGAAGCCGGAAATGATTATGGGGCCACGGTTATCCCCATTGAGTATGTGGATGGGCTTGAAACCTGTACCATTACCGCTTTGCTGATTCCCGGTGAGGATGAAGAAGATACTGAAGTTTTCCGTCAACGGTATTTCAATAGCCTTAATGCCCAAGCCTTCGGCGGCAACCGGATTGATTATATCGAAAAGGTGAACGCCATTCCCGGTGTGGGCGGTGTAAAGGTTTACCGGGCTTGGAACAGTGATATTCGCCCCGCTGAACTGGTTCCCCCTGAAGGAACAAGCGAATGGATCAGCGGCCTTTCCGGTGTGCCTGAAGCCGTGAAATCTTGGCTTGATACCGTGTATGCCGCCGCAAACAATAACAAGCTGACGGTGGGCGGAACGGTCAAGCTGGTGGTGATTGACAGTACCTTTGCGGAGCCTTCAGAACCTTTGGTGGAACTGGTACAGACCACCATTGACCCCTTGCAGAACGCCGGGGAAGGCGTGGGTATTGCGCCCATCGGCCATGTGGTGAAGGTGTACGGGGTGGAGAATGAAACCGTGAACCTGTCCTTCACGCTGACCTATCAGCAGGAATGGGGTTGGGAAGATGTAAAAACCTATGTGGAAACTACCATCAAGGCATATTTCACGGAATTGGCCCAAACATGGGCGGATCAGGAACAGCCCCTTGTGGTTCGTGTCAGTCAGATTGAAAGCCGCCTGTTGGCGGTTAGCGGGATTCTGGATATTGCTGATACGAAAATCAACGGAACAGAGGCCAACTATGAACTGGCCCTTGATCATATCCCGGTTCTTGGTACTATTACCCCGGCAACCGGTAAGCAGAGCGCATAAAGGAAGGTGATTGAATGGATCGCAAGCTAATCAATTACCTTCCTTATGTTGTCCGGGATTATGCGGAATTTCAAGGGATTACCGGAGCCGAGCAACCGGAGTTTGAAAACGCATGGGCGGCGGTGGATGATCTTCTGAATAATCAGTTTATCAAAACCGCTGGAAATCTTGGGTTGTCCAGATGGGAAAAAATCTTGGGTATCACCCCAAAAGGAACAGATACCTTGGATGATCGCCGCTTCCGGGTGCTTACCCGCCTGAATGAAGAACTTCCCTATACCTTGCCACAGTTGCGGGTGATCTTGGAAAGCCTTTGCGGAGCCGGTAACTATTCGGCTGATGTGGCAGATTACACCCTTTTGGTAAAGGTGGGTGTGGCCGCAAAGAAAAATTTCCAAGATGTTCAAACCTTGCTGAAAAGAGTTGCCCCAGTCAACTTGGTTTTGGTAGTTCAACAGTTGTTCAATATTCACCAAGTATTGGGCGGGTTTACCCATGCCCAACTTGCTTGGTACACCCATTCTGAAGTAAGAACAGAAGAACTTCAAACCCATGAATGTACCTCACACAAAACACTTCGGCCCTTCACCCATGCCCAGCTTGGAGGGCTGGAAAACAAATCTATCAGAAAGGAAATGACAGATGGCACAGTTCACACCTAATTATGATCTGGTGAAACCAGCCCAAGAAGATTTCTACAATGTGGACGATCAGAACCGCAATATGGATAAAATTGATACGGCCCTAAAAGCCCATGATGATTCCTTGGCCGGAAAAGCGGATCTTGGGGAAGATGGTAAGGTGAAGCCTGAACAGCTTCCCGATTCCAGTTCTGACCCCACAGAAGCGATTGAAGAAGCCATTAACACCCACAATGAAAGCCCTTCCGCCCATGCTGATATTCGGGAAACTGTGAAAAAAGCCCTTTCCGCCGCACAGACCGCACAGGAAACGGCGGATTCGGCCTTGGAAGCTGTGTCAGGGTTGATTTATACCATTGATGTTGTTCCGTCGCAGAACGGCACCCTAACCTATAATGGCGGGGAACAAAGCCCGTCTTGGAACAGCTACAACCCGGAAACTTTGACCCTTGGCGGAACCACAACCGCCACCAATGCGGGAACTTATACCGCCACCTTCACCCCCAAAGGAAAGTATAAGTGGACAGATGGAACGCAGACCCCCAAACAGGTAACTTGGACAATCAACAGGGCCACGGTTTCTGTCCCTTCTCAAAGCGGAAGCCTTACTTATACCGGTTCCACTCAAAGCCCGACTTGGGCCGGTTATGACAGTTCTAAAATGACCATCGGCGGCACTACCAGCGGCACCAACGCTGGAAGCTATAATGCCACTTTCACCCCCGGTTCTAATTACCAATGGACGGATGGGGGAAGTGCGGAAAAAGCCGTTGCTTGGACGATTGGAAAGGCCACAGGAAGCCTTTCTTTGAACAAATCTTCCATTTCCCTGAATGTTTCTAAAATGTCTGACACAATCACCGTGACCCGCCCCGGCACCGGCGTAATCAGCGCCGTGTCCAGCGCCCCCAGCGTGGCTTCTGTGAGCGTTTCCGGGAATGTGGTAACTGTTACCGGCAAGGCAAAAGGAAACGCCACAATTACCGTCAGCGTGGCCGCAGATACCAACTATACTGCCCCGGCTGATAAAACCTGTTCCGTTAATGTCACGCTTCCCACGAATACCCTGAATGATAACGATTGGGCCACCATTAAACAAGTCAGTGATTCCGGTAAGGGTTCCAGCTATTGGGCGGTTGGTGATATGAAGTCCATTCAGATCAACGGCAAGGTTGGGAACTTCACTTTCTCCAATCTGACCATCAACACCTTCATTTTGGGCTTCAACCACAACAGCGGCAAGGAAGGGAATAACAAAATTCACTTCCAGATTGGCAAAATCGGCACCACAGCGGTTGCCCTTTGCGATAGCCAATATAACAGTAATCAAAACAACAATGGCTATTTCAATATGAATCCTAATAATAGCAATAGTGGTGGTTGGAAAGAAAGCTATATGCGGAAAACGCTGTTGGGCAACACCGGCACACCCACAAGCCCCCCTTCCAATTCGCTGTTGGCGGCTTTGCCTTCCGCCTTGCGGAATGTGATGAAGCCTGTAACCAAGTACACGGATAATGTGGGCAACAATACCGGCAATACCCAAAGCAATGTGACCAGCACCACCGATTACTTGTTTTTACTGGCTGAATATGAAGTGTTCGGTTCCAGAAGCTATGCAAATAGCTATGAACAAAATTATCAGGTGCAATATGATTATTACAAAGCTGGTAACAGCAAAGTAGCCAATAATCACACCAGCACCACCTCGGCGGTGTGGTGGTGGTTGCGTTCCCCTAGTTACGGCACCAATTACAGTTTCTGCCGTGTCTACGGCGGCGGCAGCGGCACCGGTAGCACCGCTTACTGCTCGGCTGGCGTGCGGCCCGGCTTTGCTGTCTAATCCCCCGCAGGATTATCCCGGCCCCATCCCGCCCCCGCAAGGGGGCGGCTTCGCCGGGTGAAAGGAAAATAAAAAAATATTCGGCGCGTAAGCGCCGACGCGATTTTTGAAAAATTGCTTTTTCCGTTCAAAGTGCTATCACTTACCTGTCTTTAGAGCGCATACACAAACCGAAAAACGCCATACAATAATCTTATGCAAAATTTTTGGAGGTTATAGGATGGCGACCAATAAGCGGGTTTTTACCTTGCGATTATCAGATGAAGTATTTGACAAAATCGGGGCGCTTGCAACCCGTGATCATCGGTCAATAACCAACTACATTGAATATGTGCTTCTAAAGCACTTGGAAGATGTAGAAAGAGAGCAAGGCCCGATTGAAATTGACAACACACCAAGAGGGGTGTAACCGTGTCCGTACTGAAGCAAAAGCGAACCACAAGTAAGGCTGAATTCATCAATACAGCTAACCAAATCTATGTTGAAACCATCAACTTTCTCACCCGCCTTTCCGCCCGGTATTCCCGGCTGATTGCGGAGCCAATCGCAAAGCTGGCCGGTGAGATCATAGACCATGCGGAAAAGGCCAACAGCATTTTTCCTTCAGACCAACAGCGGGTGAGTTTGCGGAAGGCGCATTTGCTTGAAGCAAGGGCTTCCCTGATGGCGCTTGATGTTCGCCTAACCCATGTTTATCTGATTTTGAACCAGAACCCGGAAGGGGCCTTTACTACTTCCAAGGGAAATGCAGTCAAATCACAAGACGCAATGGAAAAATTGGATAAGATGGCGCAAAATCTTGGTGAACTGATCGACAAAGAAAATGAACTTTTGAAAGGGGCCATTAAGAATGTAGGTTCAAGATTGAAAACTTAACTTCAAAAAAAAAATTAGGTGTATCTCTGTTAATGTGACCTCGGCGGTGTGGTGGTGGTTGCGTTCCCCTAATTACAACAACAATAACAATTTCTGCAATGTCAACAACAACGGCAACAACAACAATAACAACGCTTACTACTCGGCTGGCGTGCGGCCCGGATTTTGCGATTGCGAGGTCAAATGGAGTAACAGAAACCCGGCTTTTGGATTTCAGGTGAAAGACGACCTTCGCAAAAGGAGAGATACTTCCTTGGGTAGCCAATCCCTAAAACTGCCCTTTGATGCCCTTACACGGACGCTTCTTGCATGGTGGGGGATCGTGCCATATCCCATTTCATGTGCAAGGGCAAAGCAGATTAGACGGCACCCTACAATTTATCTGTACGAAAGGCGAATACTTATTTTTATGACAAGCCAAGAACGGCATGAAGCAAGATACCAGCGCCGCAAAGCAAAGCGGCAAGCGAGAAAACAGGCCCGGTGTAATGCCCTTGGGCCTATGGAAAAGATCTTTTCCTATCGCAAAATGTTCTTCTATGGGAAGAAGTGCTGTAACGGGGTACGGTGGAAACAGAGTGTTCAGAACTTTGAAGGACACCTGTTTTCAGGAACGGCCAACAGACGGCGGAAGGTTTTGGATCAAAACTGGAAGCCTATGAAATGTACCCACTTCACCTTATGTGAGCGGGGCAAAGTACGGCCCATAGATGCACCCCATATTACAGATCGACAAATCCACAAAGCCCTTTGTAATGAAGTTCTGACCCCTTTATATGGCCCCTGTATGATTCACGACAACGGAGCAAGCCAAAAGGGGAAGGGCCTTCACTGGCACTTCCGCCGCCTGAAGGAACAGCTTCATTGGCATTACCGGAGGTATGGCCGGGAAGGTGCGGTTTTACTGTTGGATTTGAAAGGCTTTTTCCCGAATGCGCCCCATGCGCTTCTGTACCAACGGCACCAAGAACTAATTCTAAACCCCAATCTTCGGGCCTTGGCTGATACTGTAATACAGAATTCCCCATGCCCGACACCGGGCCGGGGATTGCCCTTGGGAGTGGAACCATCACAGCAAGAAATGGTTGCCTTACCCAGCGCAATAGATAATTGGATTAAATGTCAAGCCGGGGTTCACTGTTTCGGCCACTACATGGACGATTATTATTTAATCTTTCCTGATGTGGAAGCCCTGAAGAAACTTGGGCATGAGGTTGTTCGGCGGTTTGAAGCTCTCGGAATTCGAGTGAACAAACGGAAGTGTAAGATCATACCCCTGACAAAGCCCTTCCGGTTCTGTAAAGCAAGATTCACGCTGACGGAAACCGGGAAGATCAAAGTGAACGGGAACAGGGATGGTGTGAAACGGGCAAGGCGAAAGCTGAAGCTGTTCCACCGGGAATTTCTTGAAGGGAAGCGGTTATTATCAGAAGTTGAACAGTTTATGGAATGCCAAACCGCCTATTACCGGAACTTCAATGACCACGGAAGATTGTTGCGGTTTAAGGCGGCTATATCATGCTATCTTTTTCGGAGGTGCAAAATGTATAGGATCATCAAAGACGGGGCCAACATTGGCTTGACCGAAAATCTGAACTACATTAAACAGGCCGAAAATGGTTGCTATGTCCTTTGCCCGGAGCATGATGCTTCGGGCATTGTTTTTGCCGGGACTGTGTACCATTTGCTTGGCCGGGATACTTTGGATGGGGCGGAAACCGTCAGTTTGGAAGAAACTGATGCGGGAACAGAAATCACCAAATCCAATGAAGCTGGCGGGATCGTGTTTGTGACAATGGCGGAAGCCGGGAGCATTGACCCGGTAACGGCGGCGGAACACGCTGATCTGTTTGCGGAATGGGCCTATCCTGTAAACTATACCTTGGGCCAAATCCGCCGCTATAAAGGCACCCTTTACAAGTGTGTTCAGGCCCATACTTCCCAAGAGGATTGGACACCGGACACGGCACACAGCCTTTGGAGCCTGACCGCCGATCCTTCGGAGGAATGGCCTGAATGGATTCAGCCTATCGGGGCGCATGATGCCTATGCTTTGGGGGCCAAGGTGAGCCACAAGGAAAAGCACTGGACTTCCACGGTTGCAAATAATGTGTGGGAGCCGGGTGTATATGGTTGGGAGGAAGCCACCGATGGAGTATAAAACCTATCTGGCCCGGAAGCGGCTGAAGAAGCTGGTGATTTGCGGCCATGTGAACATTCCCTATGGAACCGCCGTGACCAATGAAGGCGGGGTTCTGATGTGGAACGGAAAACCGGTTTGCGCCACTACCAGCCAAGATGCCTTTGATTTCTTCAGTCAGAACGATGATGGCCGGGGCCGGGAGCGTGGGGAGCTGGTTTCCGCTATCCTGATTAAGTTGGCAAAGCAGGATCAGCAGAAAGAGCGGTGGGGTCGTGTTTGGGAAGATCCCCTTTGCCGAAAGTATAAGCGCCCGGAACATGAAGATTTCTGGATTTGGAATTATGACTTCTACAATGCGCCGGTTGAGGATTTGCGCTATATCCTGAAGCTGGTGGAGGGGTGACGCAATGACGGTGTATCAGTGGCTTTGCTTGCTTGGGATTCCCGCCCTGATTGCGGGGGTGTTCAAGTACCTTCACACCCTGATCAAGCGCAATGCGGATGATAACAAGGCGCTGAAATTAGGGGTTCAGGCCCTTTTGAGAAGCCAAATGATCAGTGACTTCAACAAGTATTCGGAAAAAGGCTATGCGCCCATTTACGCAAGGGAAAGTTTTGAAAATTGTTGGAAGCAATATCATTCATTGGGGGTGAATGGGGTGATGGACGATCTTCACAAGAAATTCTTGGAGTTGCCCACGGAAGCCCCGGATGAATGAGCCGTGTAAAGAAGAAACCGAAAAAGGAATTTTCCAAAGTCCTGTTGGGATGTGTGGGGGCCGTCACGCTGGTTGTGACGGCCTTCACTCTTGCTATCGTTTGGAAAACCGGGGACACTTCGCCCCTTGCGTATCTGATCCCGGCCATATTCGCTGAACTGGCAACCGCCACAGGCTTTTACTATTCCAAGGCCAAGGCTGAAAACCGGATCAAATTGCGGAAGCAATACGGCCCGGAAATCTACAATGATACAAAGGAGATGTGAACCATGCTGGATGCAGTTCTGAAAAATCTGATTGATATTGGATGGGCCATGCTGATTTTCTTGGCGGCTTACTTGGCAAATGTGGCCTTTTCCCTGTATTACAACATTCGGATTTTGCTTCAGCCCTTTGACAAGAACAAGGCTATCAATTCCGCCTTGAAGGTTGCGGCCTTTGTGGTGGGGTTGACCTTGCTTTGTGTGAGCATTACCACATTGCCCCTGTTCGCTGAACAGCTTGGATGGGCAATCCCGGAAGAATACACGGATATTTTTGCCGATCTGGTGATTGTGGGTGCTGTACTGTTGGTTTCCTGTAAGTATATCAAGGAAGCCTTCACCAAATTTAATGCCATTCTTCAGGCGAAAGGGGAAGATGAACAATGAAACTGGTACAAAATTTTCTGACAAAAAATGATTGCTACAAAAGCGGCAGGAAGATCACGGTGAAAGGGCTGATGCTTCATTCCGTGGGATGTTCCCAACCCAATGCTTCTGTGTTCGTGAAGAACTGGAACCGTTCTGGCCTTGAAGCCTGTGTGCATGGGTTCATTGACGGAAACACCGGCACTGTATATCAGACCCTTCCTTGGAACCACCGGGGCTGGCACGCTGGCGGAGCCGCCAACAACACCCACATTGGGGTTGAAATGTGTGAACCGGCCTGTATCAAGTACACGGGTGGGGCAACCTTCACTTGTTCTGATACTGCTACCGCAAAAGCCGTGGCAAAGAGAACCTATGAAGCGGCGGTTGAACTGTTCGCTTCCCTGTGCAAGCAGTACAACCTTGACCCCATGAAGGACGGGGTGATCATTTCCCACAAGGAAGGTTGCGTCCGTGGGGTTGCTTCCAATCATGGTGATCCTGAACACCTGTGGAACCAGCTTGGAACCGGCTACACCATGAACGGCTTCAGGAAGGCCGTACAAGCCGCCATGAAGGGCGGGGGTGTAACTACTACCCCCAGCACTGGAAACGCCGCCACGGGCGGCACAGGGGCCACAGTGAAGCCCTATTTGGTGCGGGTGACGGTTTCCGATCTGTATATCAGAAAAGGCCCCGGAACCAACTACGGGAAGAATGGTTTCATTGCGCCCGGTGTTTATACCATTGTGGCAGAAAGCGCCGGGGCCGGTGCTACCAAGTGGGGCAAGCTGAAATCCGGGGCCGGTTGGATTTCTCTTGACTACGCAAAACCCCTGTGATACCGTGTTATTAGTTTGTTACTACCGGCCCCGATTTGACCCACTTTCAACGGGCTGAAATGTTCAGTATTTGGGCGCTTCGGAGCGTTGCAGAGCATACAAATTCATGATATACTAACCGCAGAATATTTCTCCAAAAATGTGCTTGTACTGCGGACAGGAGGCAACCATGAAGAAGGTTCTGATGCTCGGAACGGGCGGCACCATTGCCTCGGAGGTCACGCCGAGCGGCCTTGCCCCGGCGCTCACCTCGGCGGAGCTGCTGCGCTGCGTGCCGGAGATCTCATCTCTGTGCAGCGTGACCTGCGAAGAGCTGTTTTCCATCGACTCTACGAATGTGACTCCCGCGCACTGGCTGACGATCGCCCGCGCCATCCGCGCCCACTATGAGGAATATGACGGCTTCGTCATCGCCCACGGCACGGACACCATGGCCTATACAGCCGCGGCGCTGTCCTATCTCATTCAGTATTCCCCCAAGCCCATCATCCTGACGGGCGCACAGAAGCCCATCGTGTTTGAAAATACGGATTCCAAGACGAATCTGGCCGATGCGTTCCGCTGCGCCGTGTCCGACCTGCGCGGCGTGATGATCGTGTTCAACGGCCGCGTCATTCTCGGCACCCGTGCACGCAAAACGCGCACCGTCAGCCTGCAGGCCTTCTCCAGCATCAACTATCCGGAGCTGGCCGTGCTGCAGAACGGCTTCCTGATGGAATATATCCGCCCGTCCGCCCTTCCCGCGCCCGTGTTCTATGACAAGCTCGGTGAGCGCGTCGCGCTCATGAAAATGATCCCCGGCGCGGACTGCGGTATGCTGTCGTACCTGCTCGAGCATAACGACGCCGTCATCATCGAGAGCTTCGGCGTCGGCGGCCTGCCGTCCTATCAGGGCAGCGGCTTCGAGCGCGTCCTGCGTGAGGCCATGGAGGCCGAAAAGACCATCGTCATGACGACGCAGGTGCAGAACGAGGGCAGCAATCTGTCCGTCTATGACGTCGGCTTCCACCTGAAGAACGATCTCCACCTGCTGGAGGCCTATGATATGACGACCGAGGCCGTCGTGGCCAAGCTGATGTGGATCCTTGGTCAGACACGCGACCCGGCGGAAATTCGCCGCCTGTTCTGCACGCCGGTGTCCTATGATCTGCTGTATCTGAAGCGGGAGGACAAGGCGTGAACCGTGCCGCGGTCGAGGCGCAGCTGGCGGAGCTGCCGCTGGC